GAAACGGGTGATACATGCGCAGAAGCGCCGTGCCGAGCAGCAGAAAGGAGGGGCAGAGTAATGAGTGAGACTTTTGAACGTAATGCCAAGGGGGTACGTGAGATGCTTTCCATGAAGTTTGACACACTGGACTTTGAGGGGGTGTGGCATGACGCTTTCGGCACCCCCGAGCGTCGGGGTGTCTGGTTTGTGTGGGGGAACTCCGGTAACGGAAAGACTTCATTTGTGATGCAGCTCTGCAAGTATCTCTGCCGTTTCGGCCGTGTGGCCTATAACAGTATGGAAGAAGGTGCCTGCCTCACCATGCAGGACACACTCCGCCGCTTTGGCATGATGGAGGTCAACCGTCGCTTTCTGCTTATCGACAATGAAAGCATCGAGCAGCTCAGCCTGCGTCTGAAACGTCAGAAATCACCAGATTTTGTGGTGATAGACAGTTTCCAATACACACAGATGACCTATCGGCAGTATATTGAATTCAAAGAACGCCACCGTAACAAGCTGATGATTTTTATCAGCCATGCCAGTGGCAGGCTGCCTACCGGACGCAGTGGCAAGAGCGTGATGTTTGACGCGTCTTTGAAAATCTACGTCGAGGGCTACCGGGCTTTCAGCAAGGGACGCTTCATCGGTCCGAAAGGCTACTATGACATCTGGCCGGAAGAGGCGGCAAGATATTGGGGAGAATGTAATATGTAATGAGCCATGAGAACGACTGCCAACAAACCTATCAGCGCCCAGCAGCTTAAAGCCCTGCACGCCACCTTCCACCGTATCGGCATGGATGACGAGGCCCGCCACGGCTGCATCTACGAGTTCACTTCCGGCCGTACGGAAAGCAGCCGGGAACTGACGATGCGTGAGGCGCGGCAGCTGCTGGAGCGGTTGAACCCGACGGACGACAAGGCACGGGCCATGCAGATGGCAGAAGCCAGGAATGTATTCCGGGACATCTACCGTCTTTCGTTCCAGATTCCCCAGCTGAACCAGGGGTTTACCAGCGACAGTGAGGAGGAATACCGCATGAACGTGGCGAAGCTGAACATCTGGGCACGTAAGTACAGCAAGGCGCATAAGGACATTACAAGCATGAGGCTTTGGGAGCTCCAGGCCACCAAGAAACAGCTGGAGGCGTGGATGCGCCGTGAGGAAAGGAAACTTAAAAAGGATTGATACAATGAGAAAGAAACAGGAAATAAAGAAAGGAATTACCATTCTCCGCATGAAAGGGGATAAAATCAGTCTGCTCCAGGCCGAGGTGCTGGAAAACGGGCATAATGAGAGTCAGGTGTTTGCCACCTACGTAGCTTCTGTTCCGGAGGAAGACAAGGACGAGACCGTGTTTTATGCCTGCCGTGACGCCGCCCGTTTTGCCGCAGGGCGATTATCGCTGGAAGAGCTGATACCCGATGCGGACAGATATCCGGTGACGGTTGACAGACCTGAGCCCAAAGAGCGCCAGTCAGTCAGTGTACGGGAGTTTGAGGCTCTGAAGCGTAAGGTCACGCAGTTGGAAGGCTTTGTGGAGGATTTGTTGAAAGAACGCCGCCAACGTGCCGAATACCAGAAATTGCCGGATACGAACCGTGCGGACTATATCGGCCAGAAAGATGCTACAGAGCTTATAGGATGTAGCCGTGAGACGCTGAATGCCTGGCAGCGTAAGGGTTACATTACCGGATACCGCAAAGCCGGACTGGTCTATTACAGCAGGAGTGAGCTTGCCGCCGCTCCGGTTGTGCAGAATTTTATCACAATAAAAAAGGGGAGGAGATGAGATGGTAGATAATAATAATCAATATATCCCAATGGTCCATATCGTAGACAGAAACAAACGCCGTGAACGGCTGGCGTCCCGTCTCGAAGTCTGTGCAGACCGTATCTGTGACCTGCAGGACCGGTTGATGGCGGGTATTACCGCCTTGAGACCTATCGAGTACGACCGCCTGCTGGACGAATACCGAGCGGAGCTGGTGCGTTACGACAACATCGACCGGGAACTCCGGCAATTGGAGGACCCTACGAAAACAGAAGAGTACAGGGCTTATTACCGCAATGCCAGCAAGCAGCAGAAAAATAAAATCAACTATTAAATTATTAACCCTATCAAAAGAGCAAGAATTATGGCAAGAACAAAGAAAACAGTAGTCAGCGGTATCAGCCGCGAGCAGGCAGAGCAGGCCTTCGCAGATTTTGCGGCGGCCGATGCCAAAGTACAGAACCTCACCTCGAAGATGGACCTTGAGATGACCCGTATCCGCGAGAAGTATGCGGACCAGCTGGCAGAACTGTCAGCCACGAAGGAAAAGAACTTCGACATCATGCAGGCATACGCCGTAGAAAACAAGGAAGAACTGTTCTCCAGGAAGAAAAGCCTGGAGAGCGCCCATGGCGTGTTCGGTTTCCGTACCGGCACACCGAAGCTGAAGAACCTGAAGGGGTTCACCTGGGCGGCAGTGACGAATTTATGCAAGGAGCTTTTGCCGCAGTATATCCGCACCAGTGAGGAGCTTGCCAAGGACAGACTGCTGGCTGACCGTGAGAATCCTGACGTGGTATCCTATTTCCCGAAGATCGGTGTGCAGGTGGTGCAGGAGGAGACCTTCTATGTGGAGCCTAAAAAGGAGAGCGATGCGGTTGAGCAGTGAGATGAGGGAGATACACCGCCGTTACCGGTACCGTCCCCGCGGGCGGTGCTGGGCTGTGTACCTTGACATCACCTACCGTCAGGGTGACAGCTTCCCTCCGAGGATATCCACTCTTGGCACCAAGGTGAATGAATATCCGACCAGGGAAGAGGCACGGCGCGAGGTGTACAGACTGAACGGCTGGAATTATGAAAGGAGAAAAAGAACTTAATACAGAACAGACCATGAGCAAGAAACAGAACGGGGTGCTGGTAACGGCACCCCACTTCGGAACGGGACGGGAGACCGTCGGAGAATTCCCGGGGTATTCCTGCGGCTATTGTCAGGGCAACGGCTATTTCCAGGGGGATATCACGGTAAAGGATACGGA